CTTGATGTGTTCGATGGATCAAAACGGCGATCCAAATTCGACAACACAATTTGCGCCGTTCCGGTTGTGAATTTCTCCAAATCGTTTCGTCGTCCACGACTAATCGAAAACGAACGAACGAATTGTGAAATGTCATAGAAAAATGCACCATCGCCCAACGTGCCGGTGTCCAATTTGGAAACATTCAAAACGAAACGATTTCCGGCACCGGAACCAATGACCGATGGTGCAAACAAAACTTCGATGGTTGGTAGGTTCGCTGTCATGGCATCAATGTCGTCATTCCACGTCGGTTGGCGCGTGCAATAGCATCAATCACGATGCGTTCAATTTCGATTGGGTTACCGGCAACGGTGTTGATGACAACACTCACGTTTTGTCCGGTTCCATTTTCCATCGCTTGCGCCTGCGTGCGGGTCAAAATTCTTTCGCCGCCTTCTAACAATGCGAGCGTTTCCGAACCGGCAGGACCGGGAACAATTCCACCTTGATGGAACTTCGGAATTTTCGGCATTGAAAAACCTTTGTTGCCAATAACCGGAACCCAATCCGGCATTGTGAACGATAATTGTCCAACCGTGTTGTTCCACGCGTCGGCAATAAAGTTGAACGCCGTTTTGAACGGCCATGTGATGATGTCATAAAGGCTTGAAAACGCGTTTGAAATTCCATCCTTGATGGAACCAAAAACGTCAATCAAAAATGACACACCACCTTTGATGAAATTGAAAATTCGTGAAATGTTATCCCATGCAGAACTAATAACATTCACGGCCACGTTGAACACCGTTGTCACGATGTCTTTCAAATAGCCAAATCCGGGAATCACCACGTTTTGGATGTAATACACCAACAAATCCCAAATGGGTTTGATGACGTTTTCCCACGCCCACGAAATGATTTCGCCAATTTTGCCGAAAACAACTTGGGCAACCGCCCAAAATTCTTGCAATTTTGGAATCAACCAATCATTGATGAATTGCCAAATGGCATTCCAAATTGGTTTGATGTAATCATTCCACACTTGCATTGTGAAATTTTTGATCGCATCCCAAACCCACGAATAATTTTCCCAAAGGTATTTGAGCGCGCCGACCAACAAAACCATCGCGGCAATTGGCGCGGCGAGGATCGAAATGATGACGGCGATGGCTGGATGGTCTTTGATCCAATTCCAAATTTTATCCCAATTGGTCCAAACCAAATAAATTGCGGCAACGACCGCGGCGGCCGCAGCGATGATTGCGAGGATTGGCCATGTTGCGGCAATAGTCGCAATTGCCGCTTTCGCCATTGCGACGGTGTAGGCACCAATTGCAACGATCATGATGCCGCCGAGAACACCGGCGAACGCTTTCGCCGCCGTTTCGTTTTCTTTGAACCAATTGATGAGTTGTTCAATCTTTGGACCGAGTGTGTCCATAGCATCACCGATAGCACCGAACACTTGTGTCGCCAATGGTTCAACGGCGACCATGATTCGGTTTTTCATTTTGGTGAATTTTTCCGCGAAATCCTCGGTCTCAATTCCTGCACCAATGATGGTGTCGGTTCCGTTGATGATGGACGCTTGCATTTCGTCGAACGACAATTTGCCTTCACGAATCATCGCCGCCAAACGCGGACCGGACCTAGCGCCGAAAACTTCCAACGCGACACCAGCAGCGTCGGTGTCATTCTTTGCGTTTTTGATTGCATTGAATGTTTCGTTGAAAACCGTTGATGCGTCTTTGCCAGCCTTCGCGGCGGTGGCGAGTGTGCGCGATAATGCGGGCATCACATCGGACGCATCAACACCGGCCTTCGCCAATGTTGCAATGAACGCCGCGGATTGATCGAAATCCAAACCGACGGAACGCAATACGACACCGGCACCGGCCATTGATTCCGACAATGTTTGAACCGACACACCGGATTTTTGTGATGCCCTAAACAACACATCCAATTTTTTGGATTGGTCGGCGGTGTTCACACCAAAGTTTTGGAACACCTTCGCAACCGATTCAACATTGGCGTTCAATTCGGTTCCGGTGATCCGGGACAATTCCAACATTTGTTGCGACAATGTTTGCAACGGTTGCCCGGTCAAACCCAATCGTTGATTCAAAACGGTGATCGCGTTGGACGCATCGCCGAACGATGCAGGAACCGCGGACACAACCGCTTTGAAATCATTTTGCAATCCGGCTAACGCGTCACCGGTCGTGCCGGTTCCCGCGCGAATGTTGTCAAATGCTTCGTCGAATGATTGGCCTACGGCAAACAATCCGGCACCGGCGGCGGCGAATCCTGCGCCGATACCGAGTGCGACCTTTCCGGCAGCGTCACCGAATTTGGCCATTTTTGATTGTGTGGTTTTTGTGAATTTGTCCAATTCTTTTTGCGCGGCTTGCAAACCGGCATCGGAGAATGTGGACAAAACATTGATGACAACGGCCATTGCAACGCCCTATCAAATCGAATCTTGCAAAATTTTTTCGTACTTTTCGACAATCAATTTCACATCGCGTGTCAAAATTTGTTCACCGTTTTTTTCGTCCCATGCGCGCCAAATCAACCGTGACGTTTTTTGTCCGCCGACGTTGCGAATGTTTTCAACGAATTGTCGCCCGGCGATTCCTTCACCGTCGGTTTTGCTACCAGCCAATTCAAAAATGACACCGGCACCTTTTTGGTTGATGATGCGCCACGCTGACGATGTTGCTTTTCCACGCGCACGTTTTCCGCCTTGACGAACGGCGATGCCGCGTTTGATTTCCGATTGGTCGAAACCGATTCGGTTTCCCCAACCGTCTTGCGATTTTGCGTTTTGACGTTTCCGCCAATTACGCATCACCGACGATGGAACCAATTCTTTCGCACGTTGCGAAATTGGTTGCAACGTCGAACGAATTTCCCGGTCCATATCTTTTCGCAACGCCGGAGAAAACGCTTTCAATTCACGTTTGAATTTTGTGTAATCCTTCACGGTGACATCAAAATTGATTTCCCGTTTTGCGTCACGTTTTTGAACATTGAACATCGGATCACCTTTTCGACGCTTCCCGTGATTGTTCTTTCAACACGGAAACCATCGCCCAAAAAATATGTGGCGGCGTTTCCAACAATTCGTTCGGTGAAATGCTGGTGGCGACGGCAACGCGCGCCACCAGCAATGTCATCGAATCTCTAAAGGGACAGCGGTTTCATCTCCCGCTTCGATGCCTTCAATGGTGTCCAACCATTCGTCGAATGGTTTCACAACGGCACCGGAACGATGAGTTGCCTTCCACGCTAACCACGCAAGGGCTTCGTAGGACATTTGTTCACCGAATAGTTGGTTCATTCCTTTTCCGAAATGACGTTCGGCGGCAACGATGACCGCCGGTGTTACTGTTATTTGATACGGCTCACCCGTTGCCGGTGTCACCGTTAGTCGCATCAATGCAGCCATTTGTTATGCCGTCGCCTTCGTGATTGTGCCATCAACTGGCCATGTGATTGAAGCCGATGCTAGTTCGCCAACCTGTGCATCGAGAGGCATCCATTCGGTGATGAGTGCGCTCATGGTGTAGGACGGGTTTGCGGTTCCGGTTGCGGTTCCATTTGGTTTCACAACAACGGTTGCGGTTGAACCAATTAACGGATACAGCGTTGCTTCCACGGTTGCCGCGCTGAAATCCTGATAAAAATCCAACGCAATGGATGAATCTTCCAAACCGGCGACGCGGCGCTTGCCACGATTGCCGAATGTGGTGGTGTCCAACTCTGCGCGAGTTGATGACAACGTGACCTTTGAAATGTGCGACGATAAATCCACGCCACCGACGGTCACGTTTGCTTGTGTGATGACAATAGCCATTTTTTATTTTTCCCCTTCGGGTTTGGTTTCGGTGGCCTCACGGCCCTTTTTGTTGATTGCGATGTGACCGGTTTCGATTAGAAACGCCACATCAAATTCGGCCAAATCCTCATCGGTGAGAATCTCGCCCGGTAACCGACCCGCTATTGGTAGCGGACCGACGATTTTGAATGTGTTCATGTTTGCTCCTATGCGTGAACGACCACGTTGAATTCGGCCGACAAATATGCGGCATCACCTAACGTGACCGGACGGATCGCAACCATTTCTTCAACTTTCAATGATTGACATTTTCCACCCAATGTTTTGTCCGCTTCGATTGCCGCACGAACCGAACCGGTTCCGGCGTAATCAATCCACGAATCCAACAATCGTTGCGCGGCACGATCACCCATGCGACCGGCAACGCAACTAACAACGAAACGCCATTCGGACAAACCACCTTTGAACGCACGATGGTATGTGACCGATTCCAATTGCATCACCGCGACCGGCGGGTTCAATTGTTCCGGCACATGATCGGCGACGCGTAGCCCACTAATCGTGGCGAGTCGAACACCTAGCGCGGCGTAGATATCGGAAGCGGTTCCGGCCATTACGCCACCGCCATGATTTTGAATGGTTTCAACATTCGTTCAACGTCGGGGTCAATGGCGCGAACGGTGATCGCGCCGAGGTCGCCGAATCCGGCAACGCCCAACAATGAATCGCCACGTTTCACCAAACGACCGGCGAGGATGATGCACGCGGATCGGATCGGATATGGAATTTCGGGCCATCCCCAACGTGCCGTCACTTCAATCGGCGCGGGTGCTTGTGTTAATGGGAACAATCCGGGAACGGTTGCACGAATTTTCGTGATCGGAAATTTGTTGAACAACGCGTTCAACGGTTCCAATTGATAGTCGGATGATGTCAATGTTTTGGCATATGTGCCATCACCATTCACATCAATCTTGATGACTAGCCCGGTCGTTTCGGCAATGTCATCAACGAACACAACCGAATCATCCATTGTCACGAACTTTCGTTTCCAATCATGGTTCCCTTGTCCAACTGGTGCCATTGAATAGAAATGGCGGGAACAATGATTGTCAATGACACGCGATGCTTCCTCAATTCGGCGTTCCAATAAATTGTCATCAACCGAATCGGTGATTCGCAACACCGCTTTCAATTCGGCCAAAGTGCAATAGCCATTGTCAATTGCCATCGTTCAAACTTTCCATCCGATAACGTATCCATCAACGATTTGTGTTGCGCCAATGGATTCCATGTGTTGTGCGACGTGCATTCCTTTTCCCGATCCGGCCATGTTGTCATCAACGGCAACAATTGATCCGGGACCGAGCATCGGAAACGCTTCCATCAATTCATCCAAATGATGTTTGGCCGACGGTTCCGGATTACTCCAATCAACATCGCATGAATCCAAATACAAAAAATCAATCCGGTCTAATTTCAATTTTGGAATCATGTCCAACGAATCACCGGTGATCGCAATCGTTTTCGACAATTGCAATTGATCAACCAATTGTGCGCCGGTTTCATCCAAATCAATCGTCCAAACTTGGCCGTTCAATTGTTCGGCAAACCAATTCCAAACGATTGTTGATTGACCATCACCGGCCCAATTGCCCAATGTGCGAATCGTGCCGGTTTCAACAATCACACAATGTTCATTCAACATTGATGTGATCGTGCGAAATGCGTGTTCCCGTTTTCCCAACAAATGCCATTCGATCATCAGTCATTCATCCGGGAATCAATGGCATCCAAAATTGGTTGCCAATACTTATCAAAAACAATGCGATGATCATATTGTTCGGCGTGTTTGCGAACATTCATTTTCAATGTTTCGTCGCGTGCCTTTTCGTAGGCATCATTCAAATTGTCAATGATTGCACCGACGACCGGTGCGCCGAACCACGATTTTTGTGCGGCATCCCAATCCGGTTGAACGGCCGTTGTCCAACCAACATCGCCAACCAATTCAGGTTGAGCGGTGAAATCGGAAACGATTGATGGCACACCACATGATGCGGTTTCGATTACGGGAACGCCGAAACCTTCGCCGCGTGAACACGCCAAATTCACATCCAACGATGCAAAAATTGTCGCCAACACGTCCGGTTGGATTCCGCAATAGTAGGCCCATTGGTCAACCCAAACGATTCGATCATCCGGGATTCCGGCCGCTTTGGTTAATGCAACCAAATCAATTCCGCCGTGTGCGCCACGTTTTTCGGTGTGTAGGTACAACCAAGCGTCATCATGTTGTTCCATGAATAACGCGGCGGCCAAAAGGTTTTCGCCCCATGCTTTTCGGATCGGTGAAATGCCTTTGTTGGCGGCAATCATTCCGATCAAAAACGCATCGTCCGGGACGTTCAAAATTTGTCGTCCATTCATGCCGTCGGTTTTTTTGCCCGGCGTGAATGTTTTTGTGTCCACGCTATGTGGTGCAAACATCGCATCCACACCAGCGCGTTCTAATTCTTTCAATCCGAATTGCGCCATTGCGATAGGCAGCACGTTCGGACGGTCGCACCATTCGATCACGTCGGATGGTGCGGGTGTGTGATCGATTGGCACCCATGACGCGATCACGGGAATCGAATCAACATTTGATTTTTGGTACACCCAACAATCAAAAAGTGTGAGTAACGCCGTCGGCGTTTTCGTTTCTGCCTCGGCGAATTTCGTGTGAGCTTCTAACACATCGGCCGAATACGGATGATATCCGGTTGGTAAAACCGTTATTCCTTCCCATGCGGAGATTCCGCCCGAGAGTCCGTAGTTGCACGAAAATGTTATTTTGCGGCCGGTTTGTTTGATCGCTTTCGCGAGTTGACCGGCTTGGACGCCGTAGCCGGTTCCCGCCCACGGCGCGTTTGAATGGATAACGATTCCTGAGCGCGACCGCGTTGCAACATCGTTTCCGCTAACCAATCCGGAAGTTCGACTTCCATTCCGTTGATGATTACGAACATTTCGTTCCGTCCGTTTCTTTCCCATTTGTCGTTCCTGCCTTCCGTTGTGTTCCGTTGTGGTGAACGTGAGGCAACGACCCAACGGGAAAGTCGTTGCCCCACGTTCGATTTTGGACCAATCAATTTTGATCGGTCACGATTTGTCATCCCTTAGGATGCGCCACCCTTGAAATACCAAACGGCATTTGCATCGGTGAGATTGCCATCGCCACGCCAAACAATGCGGAACGTGATGAGATCATTCACGAATCCAACGCTGTCGTCGCGTGCGAAATCAATGCCGCGAACTTGGCGGACATAGTACGCCGACGCGTCACCGAAGATGACTGACTTGGCGGCGGTGCCAACGGCGGGAACATCGGGGTTTTCATAAACCGGGAAACCAAGCAGGCGGTCCGGTTCGCCCGGTACTAAACCGGGAGCCCACAGATATTGACCATCGTTGTCCTTCAACTTGCGGATTGACGCGAGAGTTGCGCCACGCATTTGAAATGACGCACCGCGACGGCGATATGGTGAAGGACAAGCGTACACAAGGTCAACCAAGTTGTCGGCTGATGGTGCGCCAGCGACACCGGTTCCACCGGTAACGGCGGACGATGCAGCGGTGACAATGCCGGTCGGTTGAACGGTGCCGGTGCCGATGGTGAGACCAGCATTCACGGCGGTACCCATGCCAACGGCGGCTTGACGTGCAACGAAATCCAACAAATTGATTCCGCTATCCTCAACAACTTCACGCGAAAGTTGGAAGGTCGCGGCGTACTTGAACGAACCGAGCGTGACAAACGCGTTGAACGTCGGATCGCTTTCGGCGATTGCCGTTCCTTCGGCGGTGATCGCCGGTGCGGTGTAGGCATTGGTCCGCGGAATTTGGAGATTTTCGCCACCTTCGGTGGTGAGCATCGTCACAACATTTCCATCCAACATCGGACCCTGAACAACAAGGTGTTCCACAAGCGTGTTGTAGAACGACGTTGGAACGGGTGCGCCGGTGCTGGCCTTTGTCACATCACGCTTGTCGAATGAAAACGAACGACGTTCGCCCATTGCGATTTCGCGAATGATGTCGGCATCGGTCTTTTCGGCAGCGGGAACGCTACGCAAACCGAGGTCAGCAGGAACGCCAGCGGCAGCGCGTGATTCGGCAATTGCACGTTCACGAGCTTCGGCATCCAAAATGGTTTTGCGACGTGAATCCATCGCGTCAATGTCGGCGTTGATCCGTTCAAATTGTTCGGATTCCTCGCCGGATAAATCGCGACCTTCCGACGCGGCGTGATCGAGGAGACCTTTTGCTTGCTCCCATGCACGCGCACGTTGTTCGGTGAGTCGCTCAATGAGTTCGTCACTCATGTTTTGCTCCTTGTTTTTTTGTGGTTGTTTATTGGTCGCAAGTGGTTTCCGCGAGTGGTGACGACCGCGCTAGTCGTTCCGGGTCGGGATCCGGGTTGCGTTTGCAACATATCGTTCGACGTTAAGCGCGTCGCGCGTTATGTGCGAGAATTTTTTGAGCCAACGAAACCGGAATTGTTCGTTCGTTAGTTTCAGCTGATTCCGATTGTTCAACATCGGTTTCAATGTTTTCATCGGTTTCATCGGTTGAACGTAATTGCGCCGAATCGGTTTCCGGATATGCAGGGAAACCGGTCACCGGTGAAACTTCATGCAAAATGATTTCACGCAATTCACGCGATGATCCATCGGCACTCCACGAATCGCCATTGCGTGGAATTGAAAACCCAAACGAAAACGAATGCACTAGACCGGATGCAACATTGGTCGCAAGGTCCATCGCATAGGTTGTCGGCGGTAATTCAATATCAACCAACAAACCGCGTTCGTCGGTTGATAACAACAACGAACCGTTTTTGGTTGAACCGATTGGAAGGTTTGTGTCGTGATTAACGAACGCACGAATTTCGCGACCGCTTCGCAATGTTCGATCAAACGCATTTGGTGCGATTGTTTCAACGAATGTTCCACCGTCGCGACGTGGCAACGGTTCCGATTCGGAATTGAAAACGGCGGCATAACCACGCAACCGGCGTGGACCTTCGCCGTCATCAACGAATCGCAATTCGGAAATTTGGAAACTGCGAAATTCAACTTCGCGTCCACCGATGCGACGCGATTCCACTTCGGATGATGTGTAGCGGATTTGGTCGGTTTCGATTTGTTCGGTTGGTTCGATGGTTGTCAATTCATCGGTGTTCATGTGTGACCTTTCATTGGCAAGAATTTCGGCCGCCCACGTTTGGCCGGGGTCGCCGCCCCATAACGCCCACGCGATTCGTCCGTTTGATGGGTAGCCCGGTTCGCCGGGTCTGAATCCTTCTGCCTGTTTGTCAATTTCATGTCTTGCGAAATAACTGTTCATGCGACGAACAGTTTCGATTGACAAATTGACACCGTTGGAAATATCGCGAGCGCGTGCAATGCCAACTTCGGTTCCGCCGCGTCCAAATTCGCGTCGCCATGCCAAACCACGTTCCGCTTCATCCATCATTGATTTGTTCGGTTTGAACGAATCAACACGCAATTCACGGTTTCCAAATTCGGCAATGTTCAACGCTGTCAAATGTTGTTCCGCTTCGGTCATTGTTGGATGGCATCCACCCGGCACAATTTCGCCGGTGTCGGTTTTTACAACCGCGAAACCATCGCAACCTTCCGCGTCATTTGTGATTTCGTATGGCATCGCAATCACTCCGGCGGATCGGCATCAACGCCAATCGGTGGTGGTTCAATACCGGGACCGGCCATCGGTGCGCCCGGTAACGCCATAACAAAATCATCGCCACCCGGATATGGTTCTAGGTTTTCGGATTGGCGTGCTTCGTTCGGTGTGAGAATGCCGGACATGATCGCCGTTTGGTATGCACGATAACGATTGATCGTGTCAGCGCGTAAAAAGTAGGACGTGTCAAAAACGATTCGTCGCGGTGATGGCATCAATGACGACAACGCCACTTCGATTCGACGCAACCACGGAAGCAATGTGTAGGTCACGAAATGCATTCCGGCGGATTCGTTGTTTTGATATGTTTGCGAATCTCCACGCGCGCCGATCATGTAGGTTGGCACACGGAAAATTCGTGCGATTTGTGCAATTTGTTCGGCGCGTGTTTCATTCATTTCAGCATCGGCGGCCGATGTTTGAACCGAACGCCATTTGATGCCATTAGTTAAAACGGCCGGCCGACGACGACGACGATTTTGCGTTTCCCATGTTTCTTGCAAAACCTTCGCTTGTTCAACGGTTAAATCGCCATCAACTTCCAACACCGACGACGGTGTTGCGCCTTGCGAATAAAATTGTGCCAAATGACGTTCCATTGCCAACGCCAAACCAATTGACGTTTTTTGCATTTCCAATGGTGAAATTCCAACCAACGATTGTGGCGGTGTCCACCATCGAATGTGCAACATATTCGATTCCGGAACCGGAACACCATTGGTGGTGTAATACCGTTTCCCGTTCACGGCCGTCACTTGCACATTCGTCGGATGCAATGGTGTCAATGCCAAAACCGCGCCGGTGTTCGGATCGCGGTCAATGTAGTTGAACGAATTTCCATGCAACGCCAACGACGAAACCATTTGATGGAATAGTTCGTAGGTGGTTTGTTCCGGCGTGTCCCGCAACCATGACGGCATCGGAACCGATTCGGTTCGATCACCAATTTCACGAATTGCGCGAGCCGGTAAAACGGCAACCGAATCGGCCAACAATGCAACGCACGCCAAAACGGGTGTGACTTGCAACGCGTTCGATTCGTTGATGGTCTCGCCGGAATAATTAACGCCGGGAACCCAATTGGAAACACGCACGCGTTCAACACCAACGGCGCGTTTTGAAAAAATGCTCATCGGTTATTCACCACATACGATGCGAGGATCGTCAGCACACCGGCCACGATCAATGACAATGGAATTGAAAACATGGCGCAACCGATCACAATCGCCGTTGCGCCCAATAGTTCGGCAATCGTTGAAAATAGGTTTGACATTAGTTCACGCTCCACGGATCAACGATTGAAGGAATTGGTGGTGTCGCATCGGGATTGGTATGCCAATACAACGCGAGAGTCGCCGCCACCAACGGCGAAACATCAATGGTGGTATCGCGTCGCGCCCACGCCCACGCATCGCCCAACGCACGCTTTTTCGCACCGGCGATCGCCGTGTTCAACGGCACTTGGTCAATGTGACGCAATCGTTTCGCCAACGTCATGTCATAAAATTTTCCGCAACCGGCGGAAACATCACGCGCACGAACTTCCACAATTTTCAAACCAACCGAACGTAGGTCATTGATTAGCGAATTGGCACCGGAAACCGGATCAATCACAATTTCTTTGTAATGTTTCGCCCGGTCATTTTCACGAAACCAATCCAACACCCATGATGTTCCGGGACGGTTCGCGATCACTTCCACATGGGCCAATCCGTCAGCACGCAAACCGGCCGCACAAATTGAAGCCATTGAACGATTCGGTGTCACATCCAACGCAATCGTCGGACGGTTCGCAATTTGCGAATTGACATCCGCACAATCCATCCATTCGGATTCGCGAATGATTTGCCACGGATGCGAAAAATCTTTCGATTGGCGTTGATTCAAAAACGCCCGGCGAAATTCCGATTCGCTCATTGATTCGTAGTTGTAGCGAATCGTTTCCGGTGTGACCGTATGACCGAGCGCAGGCATACAATTCCACCACGTTTGTTCATCACCCGGATCGGCATCGTCCGGCGCTGACCATTCAAAAAATGCAACCGATGACGTGTCACCGGCAGCGGCACGCAACCGACCCGCCTCAACCTTTTCGTTCAAATAAATTGACTCATCCGTTCCCATAGTGGACACAATCCACAATTGTGGTTGCGGACGCGTCACCATCGCCGGTTTTTGTGATTGTTCGATGCGCGAATCCTTTTGAGCAAACGCTTCATCGATGATTGAACAATCAGATTGGCCACCATGACCGGATGATTCCGTTGATGCCAACAATTGCCAAATGGAACCATTCGCCCAACGCATCGCCTCCGAACCATTCGTTTTGCGAACGGTGAACAACGGTGCAAACGGTGATTGTTCCAAAACCGGAACGTGATCATCCTCCCATTTCAACCGTGCATCCTTGCCCGATTGAGCTGTGTAAAACACACGCTGATTCGGACCCATCGCAACGCAACGGTGAGTCATGATCGAAAGGGTCAATGTTGTTTTGCCGGATTGTCGTGGAACCGTCAAAACGATTTCCCGATAAACCAACAAACCGGTTTCGGGATCAATTTCAAATGCAACATCCGCAACGTGTTGTTGCCACGGCATGAATGGTTGTCCAAGCGCGGCACTAATCGCCGCGAGTTTCCCACCTAACGTGGGGCGGGACGTTCTCGGCGTTGCCCATCGGGGCGGACAATTGCGCCAACCATTTGTTGAGTTCGTCGGATTCCCGTCCATCACGACCTTCTAGTTCGGCAAGCGTGGCACGCAATTCGCGCGAAACCGCGGCGGTCGCCATGCCTGCATCATTGTCCAATGCCTTAGCCAACGTGATCGCCAAACGACCACGCGCATCATCAACATCGGAAACTTCCAAAGATTTCAAATGAGCGCGAACGGCCTTTTCGTTAGGGCCAACTGCGCGTGACGTTTTCACGCCAACTTTTTTTGTCGCCATCAATCATCCAATCAAACGATCAATCCATGAACCCAATTCGGCAAACGTGCCGACCGAATGCCGCCACCGTTTTCCCGTGACCGTGATGTAACGATCCGATCCATAGATTTCAACACCGTTCATTCGGCGACCTTTAACAACATCGCCGAATCCCCAAACGTGCAAACCACGTCCCGACGGTGAAACTTCAATGAATGTGGATGGCGCATCGGCGAGGATATCCCGCGCCCAATCGCGCAAACGGCCACGACCATCCAAACAATCATCAACATCAACACAAACAATTCGGTCAATGTTCGACAACACAAAACCGACACCAACACCAACATCCGACGACAATGCCGATTCGTAATCGGTCCACGTCGCCGGATTCGTTGAACTGGCCGCGTTGTTTTTGATCGTCAATGGAACTTTGTCCGATGACCATCGAACCCAACGCTCAACGTCCGTCAATGTTTTCGGTGGTGAATTGCGATGCCACGCAACGCGACATTTGCCGGAACAAAACCGGGAATCCGCCCGGCGCAACGGCGAAATTGGTTGGTGACATTTCAAACATTTCACGCCACCATTTTATGGTGTGTAACGCCTACGCTCCAACAACGTGGACGTTTGCGCGAAAATGTTTTGGTCCGTTCACGATGACAACACGTTGATTGAAATCGTGATAAATAAGAAACGCACAACCGCCCATTCATCGAACGCAAAATGGCGCAATCTAGGCGGGTTTGGCGGCGAGTGAGTCCCCCGCCTCGGTGTGGGGGAGAAAAAGAAAAG